CCGCGCGGAGCACCCTCGGCCATCGGGTCAAGCGACGATGCGCGCTTGTTGGCCAGCTTTTCGGCCATCTCGCGAGCGAAGCTGTGGCCGCATCCCTCGCACTCGCGCGCCTGCAGCAGTTGCTCAAGCAGGCAGCCGGGGCAGACCTTGACTTTGGGCGCGTCTTTGTTTGCGCGCTTGGTCCGTTTCTCTTTGATGACCACGCATGTGATCGGCCCGTGCTCTGCGATGTTGCCGCCGTAGTCCAGGTAAAGGCAGTCGACCTTGCCGGGGCATGTCCGCATTCCGCGGCCGGCCATCTGGACGTAGAGCGAGGTCGACTTTGTCGGGCGGATGACGGCCAGCACGTCGACAAGGGGCGCATCGAACCCGGTCGTGAGCACGCCCATTGACGCAATGGCCGCGATCTTCCCGGCCTTGAACGCCGCGAGGATGCGCTTGCGGTCCTCCTTCGGTGTGCCGCCGTGCACGACGTCGCAGACGACGCCAGCCGCGTTGACAGCCGCTGCAATCTGTCGGGCATGCTCGACAGTGACGCCGAAAAGCAAAGCGCTCCTGCGACCACCAGCGATCGCAGCAGCAACATCTTGTGCGGCCTGCATCGTCACCTCGGCCATATTGTCGGCCAGCATCAGGTCAGCCGCGACGTAGTCCCCGAGGCGTTGTGCGACCTGGTCAGTGTGGATGGCTTCAACTTGCGGCGTGACGAGCGGCGCGAGGTGGCCAGCGGCGAGGAGTTCGAGCACGGTCACGCGGTAGGCCAGCGCCGTGAATAGCGCCTCGTCGCCCTGCGTCAGCATCCCCTGTCCTGCCCGGTACGGCGTGGCGGTCAAGCCGGCGCATTGGAACCCCTCGCGGCCCGCGGACAGCTCGGAGATCATCACGCGGTACTGACTGTCAGGCTCTGGCCCGACGAGGTGCGCTTCGTCGACGAGTAGCAGGTCACGGCGCCCCAGCAGCTTGGTGTGTTTGGCGATCGACTGGATGCTGGCAACGATGATCGGTTGCGCCGTCTCGTACCGCCCCAGCATGTCGCTGTAGACCCCGACGTTGCTTTTGCCGGCGATCAGTTCGCAAGCCGCGGCGTCCTGGTCGACCAGCTCTGATCGGTGGGTGGCGATTACGACACGGCCCCCGCGGCGAACGACGTCCGCGGCGATGGCTGCCAAGATCCTCGACTTGCCCCCGCCTGTCGGCACCTCGATGAGGGGGTTTTTTCGGCCTGCCCGCCAGAACGCGAAGGTCGCGTCGACTGCCCGTGATTGGTAGTCGCGGAGGTGGGAGTGTATCGATTCGCGGGAAATCATCTTGCGCCTCGCTTGCGCACGGCCTATGCTCGCCGTGCTGGTCTCTCTCTGCTGTTCGTCAAGACGCCGCGCATCCCTTCAAGGTGCGCGGCGTCTTCCTCTTACGTCTCACCTCGTCAGAATGGAAGATCGTCGTCGATGAAGCCAGCCGTCGAACGGTCCCCGCCCTCTGACTTCTGCGGTGCAGGCGCGTCAACGGCGTTCTGCGTCCCGCCACCGAGGAAAGTCAACGTGTTGGCCACGACCTCCGTCGACGTCTTCTCGACGCCGTCTTTGTCCTTGTACTTCTCGGTCTTGAGGCGCCCCTCGACGTAGACCTGTCGGCCCTTCTGCAGGTACTGGCCCGCGTTCTCGGCGGTCTTGCCGAACACGGTGACGCGAAACCACTCGGTGGCGTCCTTCCACGCGTCGCCATCCTTGACGCGCTCTGTGACGGCGACAGACAACTTGCAGATCGCCATGCCGCTCTGCGCGTAGCGCACCTCTGGGTCGCGGCCAAGGTTGCCGATGATGATGACTTTGTTGACTCCGGCCATGTCGACGTCTCCTGTTGTTGTTTCAGACGCGCGCTTCTTCGCGCCTACGCTGGTTTCTCACTGCTTGGTCCCCGTCGTTGTCGCTTCAGCAGCACACCGCGAGCAGAGCACCACACCGTCGACAGCCGACCCATGCCGGGCACAAAGGCGCGCTCGGCATGGGTAGGCGTGGACGGTGACACCGGCACGGATGACCTCAAGGGGGCGCACGCCCTCGCAAACGCGCGTCTGCCAGTCGAGGCATTCGGTGCATCGCTCGCGTCTCGTCTTGGGACTCACGTCTTCACCGCTTCGTTGTAGGCGCTGTCGATGCGGTCAGCGAGCAGCGGATACTTGCCACGCAACCGCTCCAGGTTCTCCTTGTTTTTGATCATGAGCGCCTCGATTTCCTCGATGCTGCCCGCGTTGATGTCGGCGACAATCTTGTCAGCCCACGCGGCGGACTTCGCCACCGCAGCAGCATCGGCAGATACTGCCTTACTTGTTGCGTCGCCTGCTGGTTCGGCTTGCACCGCCGTCGCCTTCGCCTTGCCGTCGAGGCGCTTCACCCGCATCGGCTCGCGCTTGCCCTTGCTCACGGTGACGGCGAAGGTCCGGTCGCTGTCGATGCCGCTCATTGCGCGGATGCGGATACCGCCCACCTCGGCACCGCCCCATTTGACTTTGCGGTCAAGGTAGAGCTCGACGGACTGCCCGAGCCAGTGCGTGGCATTCGTTGACCACGCCTCGACGAGCAGGCGCATCATCGACTTGCAGGGCTTCCACGGCTTGCCGTTGTCGCCGTCGAAATGCACCGACACCGGCTGCTCTGGTGTCGCCCGTGTCGTGACCTTCGTGATCGTGATCATGCGCGGGCCGGCGATGAGATCGTCGGCGTTGAGTTGGTCGCTTTTGGGCTGGATGGCCAGCATGATGTTCTGTTCGTCGGTCGTCATGGTGTTCTCCTGTTCGCTGCGTTAGTGGTCGTGGTCTCGGCGGTGGTCAGTCTTCGGTGTCGGCGCCAGTGATCTGCGCCTCGTCGTCGTGGCGCGCGCGTTCGGTGGGAAACATCCTCAGCGGGTTGTCGCTGACGGCCCTGTGGTAGGCACCTTCGAGCTCGGCCATGCGCGTGTAGAAGGAGCGCGCGATCTGTTCGATTTTCGCCGACGCCTCGAGGTCGCGGGGGATGCGCTTCACGAACATCGGGAGCCCGCCGCAGTACGAGACGAAATCGATCCAGTCGAGGTCAGCGACGAGCCTCCCCGTCTGCACCTGCAACAAAAAATCATCAGGCATGACGTCGTCGAGGATCGTCTGCACCTGGAACTTTCCCTTGCGCGACTTGACCTCGATGCCGCCCTTGGCACCGACCAACCCGTCAGGGCTGTAGCCTATCGAGAAATCCGGGCCGAAAACGTCGTCGGCGACGAGCGGGAACGAGCGCGTGATGAATCCGACCTGCGCCACCTCTGCGCACTCGCGCGAGTAGAGGTCACGGGCCAGCGTCTCGTCGTGGTTGCCCTGCAGCATCGCGTCGCTGACGTAGCTCGGCTCGACGTGCTGTGTGATGCGCTGGCTCAGCATCTCGTACAGATGGCCGCGTGACTTGTCGTTGTCTGCGAGCATGAGCTTTTTGGCTGTGACGACGAGGTGCATCTCGCTGGCCGTCAGCAGGCCACACCGCAGTTGCAACCATTCGTCGCTGCCCTGCAGCACGTCTTCATGAATCGTGATCATTGTTCCACCTCGTCGACGCTGTGACGTTTCGCCCGGCCAGCCATCTGTGCGTAGTGCGCGACTTCCTTCTGTGCACGCACCATCTCGGCGACGATGGCCCGACGGACGAGACTGGATATCGAGCTCCCCTCAGCCTTGGCTTGAGCGGTCAGGTACTTGTGCACTGCGGCGGGTACGTCGACCCGGATTTCTTTCGTCTTGATCTTTGCCATTTCGCCTCCGGCGACAGACGTAACACTGCCCCACTATCCGGCGCAAGCGGAATCCGCCAATGTCGGAGGCACGCGCTTGACGACTTCCGCCGCCACCTCTACCGTTCCAGAGAGAACCGAAACCACGAGGCACACCGTGATCGATCTTCGACTGGGCCGATGGCAGGACGCGCTCGTCGACGTCGAGATGGTCGATGCGCTCATCTGCGATCCACCATATTCGTCGAGGACGCACGAGGGGGCGCTGTCCTCGACGGGTGAGCGCGGCGTCAGCGCCTTCGCCGCGTGGTCGACCGAGGATGCGATCGCCTTCTGCAATCACTGGGCGCCACGCACACGCTCGTGGATCGTGATCCTCACCGACGACGTGCTCGGCCCCGTGATGCAGCAGCACCTCGAGGCGCTAGGCCGCTACCGGTTCTCTTTGCTGCCGATCCTCCAGCACCAGCCTCGCCAGATGATGGATGGGCCAGCCCCGGCTGGCTGCCTCGCTGTCGTCTCGCGCCCACGGGAGGCGCGCTTCGTCGGC